TTGCCTTGTTCATGCTCCTGCCTCCTTCCTGCCGCCCGGCAGTACCGACAGCTTTCCCGCCAGTTCCCCGAGCAGCATGTCCACATGCCTTTTCGGCAGAGCGTCCAGCGTCTCCCGATTCGCCCTCTTGTCTTTCTGCCGCTCGACGACCGCCGCATAAATGCGCATGAACTGCGCACGCGCCGTGTTCACGTCTTCCGGCTTGAGCGTGCAAAGCTCTTCCTTGCCGAAGCTCTTCACGGCTCGTTCGACCGCTGGATGTGTGAACGGCCAAGGCTTGTAGATAAAATACTTTTTCGCAAAGCTCCATGCCTCGTGCCATGCCTCGTCCGCAGATGGCAAGAGCGGCTCGCCCGCCTCGCCCTTGACGAACTGACGCAGGTTCTCGACCTGCTCGCAAATCTCCGCCACCGTCGGGAAGAATCGGCAGATCCGCATGAGCTTGAGCATGGCGGCGTTGATCTCCGCGACGTTGTACAACGACAACGCCCTCGCGTAAATCACCAGCGTTCCCTCGTTGGCTTTGCAGTGCGGGTACGCCAGAAGATACGGCGTCAGCGTCTTGACAATCTCAACCTCGTTCGTCATGTTGTTCCGCCTCCAGTATCGCAATCGCCCGCGCCGCCACGTCCATCTGCGGGATGTCCGGCGCACGCGGCCTTCGGTTGTCGTATGTGCCCTCAAGCACCTTGATGGCGTTCGCGGATTTCATGAGCCAATCGAAGCTTGCCGACCAGCCGTGCCCGTTCCTGCCGCAGAGAAAGTCGCTCGCCTCGACCTTGCGGAAAAAAGCGCGGACTTCTCCCATATCGCCGCGAAACTCCCGTCGGAAGCGGGTCTTCGCCTCTTTCTTGCGCTTGTCGCTCATGACCTTGATGGGCGTGAGAGAGACGCAGATCGCGTTGTACTCGTCCATGATGGCGGCATAGGGCACGGCAGGAGAGCGGATGCCGCCGCCTTGGTTCGGCTGCGGTGCTGCGTCCTCTTGGGATTTTTTGACAAGCGAAAGGGCAGGGGCGGAGACGGGCGCACTCGGCGCGTCAGCGCCAAAGTGTGTGTCTATATCTCTGTCCTTGCTTATGCTGTCTAAATCCCTAGCAGTACCTACCCTATCCTTACCTACCCTATCCTCTCCTAACCTAACCTTACCTATCCTATGCGGACAATCCGCTGTCACTTGCCCGCAATCCGCTGTCACTTGCCCGCAATCCGCCGCAAGCGCGTCATTACTGGATTCTTCGGCGTCGGGTTCGGCTGCAGCTTCGACGACCGCGACGGCTGCATTCTCCTCTTCCGTCTCGACCTGCTCCAACAAGTCCTTGTAGATGCTGTCGCGCTTGCGGTCGGAGCGAATCTTGTTGTTTTCGTCCCAATCGAGGATGTGCGCGACAAGATCCTCATTGAGGATGCGGATGAACTTGCGGTCGGCAAGCTCCTGCAAATTATCCTCATTGGCCGCCGCAAGACGCATGATGGAAAACGCCTCCACTACGCCGTCGTCGTCCGCGTTCATCACGAGGTGCATATAGAGCGCCTGCGAAGCGTGCGACATGCGCAAAAAGCGAGCCGATGATGTGATTTTTATGGAAAGCATCCTGCGTTCAGCCATAGTCTTATCCTTGCATTGGCACGACTACGCCGCCTGTTTGTCCCGACGCTATTGCCGCGATGTTTTCTTCGCCCTCGCCCATATCGTCCCACACGGGCGGTTCTGTGGCTTCCTCATCTGCTTCGTCGCCATCAGGGGCGTCTTCTGTCTCTCCCGATTCTTCGCCGAAGAGAGCGACTTGCGCTCTCTTGCCGTCAAGGTATTTCCTCGCCTGCAGCTCCAAGTCCCAAAGCGTCTTGACGGTATCTTCTGCGAAAAACTGGATGCCCATATCCCCCACGTCTTCCACCGGGCATTGCATCAACGGCGTGTTGATGTTGGTCTTCTTGCCGTTCGGCGTTTCATATACGCAGGAAATGACCGCGCTCATGCGATCCTTTTTGTCGTAGCTGAAGGTCACCGTGTGGGGACGGAGGCTTTCGATCTGCTTTTGCGTAAAGCCTAAGATGCTCCCTGCGTGGGCTTGGAGCGCATCCATCGCCTCATAAAATTCGGGTGCGGCTTTTTCATCTGAGTTGCTGGTGCGGATGTCCGTAAATTCGTCGGACTTTCTGGTGTAGCCGATGAAGATTCTTCCTTCGCTTTCTTTGTACTTGACTTTCGCAATCTGGATTGCGTTTTTCTTTGCCATGATCTTCCTCCTTATGCGATGTAGACCTCCGCGCCCGTCTCCTGCTGCACGCGCCGCTTGAAGCCTTCCGCGTCGCTGTTGCCATCGGAGAGATGCAGGAGATAGATCTGCCGCACCGCGCTCATGTCGTTGGCCTTGAGCAGCCCCAGCAGAGTCTCGATGCTCATGTGTGTCTTTATGACGCGCTCGGCGAGATAGACCGGGATGCGCTCGTTTTTGGCGTTGTCAACAATGATCTCCTGCGTGTAATTCGCCTCGACCATCAGATGCGTGAGCCCCGTGAACGTGTACTTGACATACGCGCTGTCGGTGATGTAGACGAGCTTTTCGCCCGTCGTCTGCGACTCTACCTGATAGCCATAGCATGGCACGTCGTGTTCCACCTCAAAGGGCAAAACGCTGAACGTGCCTATGCCATATTCCAGTAGGGGCTTCATCGCTCGTACGCCCGGGTAAAGCGCTGCGACATCATCGTTGCTGTAGACGTGCATACCGCGCTGCAGCATCTTCGGGATCGCCTTGGAGTGATCTCCATGGCGATGGGTAACGAGGCAGCCGCTGATGCTGCCCGTCCGAAAGTCGCAGCCTTTCTGTATCTCCTTGAACGGAATCCCCGCGTCGAGGAGCAGGCTTGTCTTGCCGTCACTGATGCGATAGGCATTGCCGCTGCTACCCGACGCAAGAATCTTGATGTCCATACCTAGAAGTCCATGCCGGCATAGAGGCCGTCAGCGGCAGCCTCTTCCGTCGGCGGCTCGGTCGCGATCGGAGCTTCTTCTGCCGAGAAAGGCACAGCTTCCGCTCCTGCTGCAGCTTCGATCGTCTGCTCTGCTGCAGCTTCTTCAAGCGGCGTCACGTTCTGCTCGACGGGGCGCTCATACTCACTATCTGCACTGATTGCTTCTGAGAGCGCCATGCCCTGCATGTCGATGCTCATGATGCCGTACTTGCTGATGAGCTGCTTGATCACCGTCTTGAGTCCCATTGCCTCAAAATTGGTCGTCCATACGCTTGCGCTTTTCCCGCTGCGCTTGTCGTATTGATATGCCTTGGAGAACGTCATTGCATGCCGAAGCATGTCCTCCGAGCTCATATAGAGGGTCTTTTTGAAGCCGTTGACAAGCTCGAAATAGGCGACGTAGCCGACCACTTTGTCGCTCTTTTTCTTGCCCCGGATGATCTCGCCCGTGATAAAGTCGATGTCCTCAATCTGCCCTTCATAGACGACGGCGGTGTTAATGTTCTTGTACTGCCCCGTGCGCATGGCGAGCTGGACATATCCCTTCCACCCCATCTGGAATTGGGCATCCTTACCATAGGGAATGATGTAGGCAAAACCAAGGTTCGGGTTGATGGGGAGCTTGAGCGTCGCAGCCGTCATCGCCGCCCCGAGGATGGTCTTGGGGTCTGCTGCAGCGAGCTGCGGGCTGGCCTTGACGAGGCTGAGGAGACTCGTGACAAACGCCCCTGCGCCCTTGTCGAGCACCTCCTGGAACTTCCTCTTGATGGTGTCGCTTTCAACCCAGTTTTCGATTTTGGCAATGTTCGCCGCGTTTCGCTTGTCCAATGCTGTCAGATTCTGTGCCATGATGTTTTCCTCCTTAGTCTTTTGTCTTGATACGCAAAGCTTCCGTGTCCGGCGCCGATACGATAAAGCGAATGAGCTGACCGTCCACGGGGAGCGGCGCTGTGACGCTTTCCGCCTGATCCATGAGGATGGGCAGCGTCACGCCATAGTGGCGGCTCAAAGCGCCGATGATGTCGAGCTTCGCGTTGACCTGCGCCGCATAGTTCGCGCTGCGGTACTCGACCCACTCGCCCGCTTTGTTCTCCAAGGTCGGCTCGCAGATTTCCTTCAAACCGCCGTTGATCTGCTCGCGGAAAAGCACGAACCGAACGAGGTTGAAATGCCCGTTGATGCTGTCCGTGACCATGCGGGCTTTCGTACGCACGAACTCTTCTGCAAGATGGATGCCGCGCTCGATGTGCTCCATCTGTGTCGCCGTTTCTTTGAGC